TACTCATCATTTGTTCCATCTTCATAAACAACAAGACGGGCAGACGGAATCTCATTCTTCAACTTCAGCTTTTCTGGCAGCATCGTATGAATCAAATGAGGCATGCTTTCTGGATCAATCATGTCTCGGTTTTCATCATGACGGTACAGGGATGCACGAAGACCTGGGCTGAATTCTTCCAATTTAGAATTGTGAAGACTGATACCGAATTTCAGGTCATAAGCTGTCACATCAATATCACCATGAATCTCTGTACGGACATTAATATGTAATAGCTCTACTGTTTCTCGATTGAGTTTAAACATTTGATTTTTCCTAGGAAGAATTTATTTAATTTTTGCCGTAGCCGTAGCCGTAGCCGTAGCCGGAGCCGTCGCCGTAGCCGTAGCCGGAGCCGTCGCCGTAGCCGTAGCCGGAGCCGGAGCCGGAGCCGTAGCCGTCGCCGGAGCCGTCGCCGTAGCCGTAGCCGGAGCCGTAGCCGTCGCCGGAGCCGTAGCCGTAGCCGGAGCCGTAGCCGTCGCCGGAGCCGGAGCCGGAGCCGTAGCCGTAGCCGTAGCCGGAGCCGTAGCCGTCGCCGGAGCCGGAGCCGGAGCCGTAGCCGTAGCCGTAGCCGGAGCCTGTACGGAAAATTTTATTTGTAGTCATGAATAGATCCTTTTGCTTTATCACTGGCCGGGATCAATTCACAAACACCAGTCAGATAAATGACTGGATTGATAACATCAACTTTTTGTCCAGATGCCAGTCCGTTCTGAGCAACACCTGATAACGCCACTCCGTCTGCTGCCTTCCATGACCACAAGCGACGCGAATCACACAAGATAACATTTTCACCATCCACGCTTTGCACGATGCCCGCATGCACACCGGCCGCATAGCAGCGAGCAATACAGTACTTACCGACCATTGGATGTAGTTCAGCATTCACTACATCGTCAAATGGTCTGAGCATTGCTGTCAGCTGCTTAACTTGACCGATAGTCAGATCATTGATATTCATTTATTTCCCCTTGATTGATATTACGTTGGATTAGTAACTAATTGCTACGTTCTTGATTTTGCCTTGAGCGATCAAAGACACAGCCAATTTTGCCTGTTCTTCTGTGAATCCACCTTCAGTGAATCCAGCCAAAGCTTCATTATTGATCTTGGCTCGATGCTTCTTGTTCGCTTCGCGTTTAGCAGTAGCTTCTTCTTCAGCTTTCTTTTCAGCAGCAATGCGAGTATGTTCGCGTTTGATGGCTTCTTGTTTTTCACGTTCTGCACGTTCAGATGCTTCTTTTGCTGCTTTCTCTGCGCGTTCCCGTTCTTCCAGGATACGGCGCTCTGCATTTTCAGCCTCAAGCTTCAATGCTAGTTCTCGTCGCTCTGCTGCTTCACGTTCTGTTTTTGCTGCAACTTCAGCATCGGCAATAGCTTGCTTTGCTTCGGCTTCTTTCTTTGCCAAGTACATTTCAGCTTCACGCTTTGCTTTTTCTTCTGCAGCCTTAGCAATAGCATCTTCACGATCTTTCTTTGCGCGTTCTTCTGCTTCCTGGCGCAATCTCAGCAATTCAGCAGCCTCAGCTTCTGCCTTTACAGCTTTGTCATGTTTATCTCGTAGTTCAATCAAGCGAGCATCTTTGACTTGTGCAGCCTGGTTAGCGAATTCTTGGAAAGATTCATCAATCGCAATCGCCATCAGAGATTTGAGACTTTCTGCGAATTCGTGCGATTTCTCATCCATGTCACCATGCCGGCGCATCGATTCAATCCGTGAGGTAATACCATCAATTCGGGATTTTTCGCGTTCTTCAATTTCATCAATCTTTACTTGATGAACTTGAATCATCGACTCGATCTCAGCAGAGATAATTTGAGCTTCAGAATCGACACGCTTGCCATAGGCGAGAGATTCCGCTTTTTCTTCTTTACGCGCTTTCTCTAATGCTGCTTTGGACTGGCGTAATTTGAAGATATGGCTGCGCGCTTCTTTATTGCCTTTTGGAGTCTCATAGGCGAATACCAGTGAGGCATTGTCCTTCTTCAGTTCTTCCAACTGAGCATAGAACGGTTTATATGCGGCAATGCCTTTCGATTCGGCATCTAAGATTTCTATTGTCATGATTACTTTCTCTCGGTATTTGATAAAATTTCTTTGTATTTCTGGACGCGGCTCATAAATAAAGCCAGTTTTATTACCATGTCATCTATGAACGCATCATCCCGATGGATTCGTTTGATGTGCAAGTCATTGCCGACCTTTTCAAGATCAGGAACGTAGTAGATGAAATCAATCCATTTCCGGCCAGTGATCCAAAGTCCGCCCATGCATTGAGCGATGTACTCTGAAACGTCGCCTGTCTGGAACATTTCAATAATCTTGGTAGAATCAATAGGGCTTTTAATTTCCAAAAGCCCATCTTCTTCTACAAGTCCATCACTCGAATATCCGAAGCCATCATCGTCAACACAAAGGCCAGCTTCAGTAACAAAGTAGCCTGTGCGAGCTTCGTACAAACGCCGAGCTGCCTTTTCCATCTCATGGCCGCGATCAAGAATCCATGATTTAGGAGGTTCTCCGTGAGGCTTACCGCTTATCTGTTCGATTGCTAAATCAGCCGCATACCGGTCAGATACAGCAGTGGGATCACCAGCTTTCTTTGCACCGCTTGCACGACTCAGAACGCTTATGGCATCTTCAAAACGCGATGCTGTGCAAAGGCCAGCACGAGATGAAAGCCACAGTTCGCTACCTTGTAGACATTCAATAAATCGCATGATGCCTCCTATTGCGGAATGTAGTCGCCATTACCAGCATCTAGGCCGGCCACAAAATCTGCATCTGGAGATTCTGTTGATTCTTTCTTGGATTCTTTCTTCACTTCTTTGACTTCAGCATCAACTACTTGAGACGCCTCTGCATCGCGTAAAGACTGGCGATGCGCAGAAATTGCATTCTTCAGTTTCGCATGGTCATCAGGCTGCTTTGCCAAGCGGCCATTGTTCGCTTTCCAATATGCCAAAGCATCAGCATCTGTAGATGTTCTCTTTGCCTCGATAATCAAAGGCATCACATCAATCCAATCAGCAGGTTTTTCTGGCGATTGGTTGATATCCTGCAAGCCTTCATGGCCTTCTGTATTCAGATAATGGATGGCACTGTCCAGTCTCTCGGTCTTAGGCCAATATTTATAAGCCTGCTTGACGCAAGTTTTTCGGATCATTTCTTCTTCATCAGTTACCCATGGAGATGTAACTTTCTTGGAAAGATAAGCCTTCCAAGACTCCGAACGATCACGGATGTCATAGACTTTTTCAATCTCCATTGTATGAGTCAGATAATCGCCATCAGCCGTCTTCACAACGATATAGACGCCTACAATAGAGCCGCGATCTTTGCCGAATGGATTGTGCGTATGCGTAGGCAATTCATCCAGGCGGTTCAGTTCGAAACGATCATTTTCACGAACGATCTTGCATTGTCCCCATTTGATGGAGCCGCTTTCGATAGCGATATCCAGCAGGCCCATATAACTGATATCCAGGCAAATTTCATTCTTGCGCGGAACTAGATAAGCTTGCTTACGGGCTGGATTAAGGCTAATGCCAATGGCAGCTATATTGGTAACAGCATTTACTACAGATTGGCGATTCTTGGAAGCTATCCCCAGTGTGTAATCATTCTTACTAATCGCCTGAATAGCAAAACCAGCTTCACGCTCAAAGCTCAAAGACCGATTAGAAAGAGCCGCCTGAAAATTATCTTTCAACGCGTAGATATCATCAGTGATGATGGAAAGAGCATTACTCATTTGTTTGAATCTCTCGGATTATGGGTTAAGGCTTATTTATAATTCTTCTCGATGTACAGAACCAAGATGAAAAGAATCGCTACGCCAATCCCGTAGGCAATATCTTTCCAAGGCATTTTTTCTATCGAATCACCCAGCTGGAAATCAGATTGCACATGCGGACGATTCAAGCGCTTCATTTTCTGTTCAGTGCGCCAATTCGCATACTTGATCGTCAAGCGTGCGCTCAGAAGTTGCCGCATATGGCGAAGATGCTGCTTCATGAATTACCTTTCATGCCGGTCAAGCGCTCGCCTTCTTTGATCAGTTCGCGCATCTTTTGTTGATCTGGAGTTTCTTTGGGCTTTTGAATCTGGTGATGCTGAACTGGGCGCATCTTCAACCTCTTAGGATGTGACTCACTGAAATGCGCAATGAATGTACACACAGCGATCACAACCAAGAAATTGAAGATG